ATCGTCTACGGCATAGCAGGGACGGAAACCCCAGCCGCGACAAGCATCGGAACGCAGACCTCGACATCTGGCGCGACATGCGCGCTGACCGGCGTCACAGCCCCGGCCGGTTCGACCATCGTCGTGATTGTCGCCGAGGTCTCGGCAAATGCCGGAACGGTCGCGGACGGGACAAACCTGCAATACAATCTGGCGGTGTCGGAGCAGTTCAACACCGCGGCGGACATCGGAGCGGTGTTTTATTTCCAGAATGCCGCCGCGTTGGCCGCCGCGACAATCACGTACACGAAAGGGACTTCCGGTTCCGTCGTCGTCATGTCGGCTTTCTATATCACCGGCGTCGCGACGAAGTCTGTTCTCGATCCATTTATCACCGCCGCGGCAAACGGGTCGTCGGTTTCCCCCGCGGTTACGTCAGGTCAGCCATCATACGACAATGAATTGATCCTCGGCGCCGTGATGTGTCTGGGGAACCCGACATATTCACAATCGTCGGGCATGGCGACGCCGCCGGTCGGTGTGTCGTCGACCACAGTGCTGTCCGTCTTTGGCGGGAACACAATCGCAAACAAGGGCGTAGCGACGAATTTTGCAGCAACCCTCGGCACGACGGAAAAATGGGCCGCGGTTGTTCTCGGTTTCGAACCGGGAACGGGGGCAGAAACCGTCACGCTCAATCCGTCATCGGGCAATCTGTCTGGCGGGCAGGGGACATACGGGGCCTTCGTCGGCGGCGTTCCGACATCGTTCAACGGGCAGGGCAACCTTTCTCAACCGAACTCGGTTTGTTTCCAGGACGGCTATTTCTTCTTCACCACGGCGGCGAATTATATCTACGCCTCGCAATTGAACGGCCTCACGATGAGCGCCCTGACCTATGTCAGGGCCGTGGCCAAGTCCGATGTGACATTGCTTCGCGGCATCGCTTACGGCGGGTTCCTGCTCGCCTTCACGACGGGTTCGCTAGAGGTCTGGCAAGACGCGGCCAACCCGGCCCCGGCGTTTCCATACTCACGCATTGCGGTGCTGGAATTGAGCCTTGCCCAGGCGAGTGCGATTGCGGGATGGGAAACGGGGTTCTCCGAACTTCTGTGGGTTGGTCAGGACAATGGCGTCTACTGGATGCCGATCGGACAGTTGGGTGGGGCGAAGGTCTCGCCGCCTGATCTCGACCGCCTGATCGAGGCGGAGACCAGAGCCGGGCATACGCTGGAAGCGAGTTGCTACGTCTCTCAGGGCAAGAAATTCTGGGCACTGTCGTCGCCCAATTGGACGTGGGAATTCAACCTTCAGACCAAGAAGTGGAACGAGCGCTGGTCGCTGTTGACGACTGGGATATTCGGACGCTGGCGCGCAACGGGGGGCCACCCCGCGTTTGGCAAATGGATGACCGGCGATCAGCAAACCGGGGACATCCTTTACGTCGACGACGCCAACGCCAGCGAGGTCGGCTCGGTGCTGCTCTGGCGCATGGAGTCCGGACCGGTTCAGGGCTTTCCCAGTCAGGTCAGGGTCGCAAGAGGGGATTTCAATTTCGTCGTCGGCGTCGGTCAGGCGGTCGGATCGCTTACGATGGCTGTGTCCGGCGCTGCGGCGGGGACCAACGGCGTGGTTCGGCTCAAGGTCAACTCCACGGCGCAGGTCGCGACGGGCGATGTCGGCGCCGTCTCGGGCGTCGTCGGGACGACGGAGGCAAACGGGAACTGGACGCTGACCGTTATCGACCCGACGCATATCGAGTTGCAGGCCTCGGTGTTCGCCAACGCCTACGTCTCGGGTGGCCAGGTCATCGATCTCACGGTGCCGAACAACGTGGTCAACCCGACCGTGGCCGTGTCGAACAGTAAAGACGGCGGCCAGACCTACGGCAACCCGCTCATCCGCCAGTTGGGCGCGCAGCAGAACACGTCGCGGTCGCGCGTCTCGGTGACGAACATGGGCCTTTCCAGCGCTCAGGGCGACCGCTGGCGACTGGACATCACCGACCCTGTCTATGCGTCGTTCATGGGCGGAATGCAATCCAGCGACATCCGCGCGGTCGGAGGGTGACATGGCGAGCAAGTTTGCGCCGCTTCCGTCGTCGTCGGTCAATTGGGTCGACAAAGACGGGAAGCCAACGCCGGCGTTCATCCAATACATGAAGGCCCATTCGGAATCGAAAAATGTCGGGCCGCTCACCGATGCGGCGACGGATGCGGACGCGGCGAAGGCTGGCGTCCCTGTCGGCGGTCTCTATCATTCGTCCGGCGGCGTGAGAATTCGTCTATCTTGAAGGTGATCCATGTCAGAACTGTTTAGCGGAGCCAGCGACGCGGCGGCGGCCCAAACCGCCGGGATCAACAAGGGCGTCACCTCGGCCACTGGGCAGATTGGTCAGGGCCAATCGGCGCTCAACACCGATTATGCGAGCGCCCTTGCCCCGTTCCAACAAAACTATACGCAAGCTCAGCAGGGCACGACTGCTCTTGCAAATTTGCAGGGCTTGAACGGAGCCAGCGCAGGACAGCAGGCGCAGCAAGCCCTTCAGGCCACGCCCGGCTATCAGTATACGCTTGGCCAGGCCAACAACGCGACCAACGCGGCTGCGGCGGCGAACGGGACGCTGGGCAGCGGCAATCAAGCCTTGGCATTGCAGAAAAACGCCTCAGGTCTCGCCAGCCAGAATTACAACAACTACGTTTCGCAATTGCAGCCCTATCTCGGCGCGAGTCAGTCGGCGGCCGGCGGCATCGCGGGTGTTCAGACCGGCCTCGGCAACCAGACCAACGCGAATTATGGGACCCTCGCCAACCTCAATTACGGGGCGGACACCAGCATCGGCAACGCACAAGCGAGCGCCGACCTAGCAAACCAAAGCATGGACATGAACTTGCTCGGCGGCGGGATCAATCTGTTGGGTTCGATCTTTTCCGACGAGCGGCTCAAGGAATCGATCGAGCCCGTGGGCGCGCTCTACGACGGCACGAATGTCTATCGCTACCGCTACAAGGGCGACGACACGCCGCGCATTGGGGTTCTTGCTCAGGAGGTGGAAAAGACGAGGCCAGACGCGGTTTCCGAGCATGGCGGGTATCTTGCTGTTGATTACGGCCGTGCTACGCAGATGTCTGCGGAGCTGGCGCGGTTTTTTGATAAGGCGGCCTGACCATGAGCGACGCAAATCAATACCAAGTCGTCAGCTCCCCGAACTATTCCGGACCGGCGGCCGCACTTGCGAGCATCTTCGGCCTCAATAAGCAGCAACAGCCTCAGCAACAGCAAGGCGGTGGCGCAAATTCTGGGCAGCAACAGCAGCAGGGCTCATTCATCAGCCAGCTTATTCAGTTTCTTCAAGGGAGCGGAGGCGGCGCGGCTGGTGGCGCCCCGATGCAGCTCGGCCCTGGATCGTCCGGTTCGATGTCGGGCGGCATTGGTGGCGGCGGCCAACTCTTGTATTGACGGGCGGATTCGATGGATTATGAGGTCGTAGGCTCCCCGACATATCCGACGCCCAACTGGTCGCAGTTTGGCGACACGATCGGGAATTTGGCGAACACGTTCCGCTCGGGCCAGCAGCAGAACCGTCAGAACGACATCGCGACGGCGTTTCAACAGAACGGCATCCCGATCGATCCGGCGACGGGCCAGCCCGATTACAACAAGATCATGCAAATTCTTGCCCAGAAGGGCGACATCAACGCGATTGGCCAGTATGGGCCCATGGCCCAGCAGCAGCAGCAAGTTCCATTAAGCCCGCTGCTCGGCGGCGGCCCTGGCGCGCCCGCTGGGGCGGCTCCGGCTGCGGCGGCTCCTGTTCCTATCGTCCCTCGCGTTGCGGCCCCACAGCCCGCCCCTCAGGCCCCTGTGACGAACGTGCCGGCCCCCGGCGGTGCGCAGCTTGGCGATCTGTCCGGTGCGGCGGCTGCGTTCCCCTCGGCTCAGGCGTTGGTGTCGTCCGCCGTTCAAGATCCCGCCAAGGCGAGTGCGGTCGCGGCCAACCTCGCCAAGGCGGTCAAGGCGCCAGACGCGAGCGCACCGTTGACGCAAGATCAGGCCGCGCAGGCGCAGCGCATTCTCAGTGCGTATATGCAGCGCAACGGCGGCGGCGCGACGTTGGGGGCGCGGAACAACAATCCCGACAACATCGAGAATGGCCAGTACGCCGCAGGGCAGCCGGGTTACGCCGGCGCGGGCGAGGGCGGGCGGTTTGCCAAGTTCGATACGTCGGAAGCTGGGCTAGACGCCGCGGCCAATCTTCTCGGCATCTATGGCCGGAAGGGGATCAATACCATTGCGGGGATTACGGCGACTTGGGCGCCGGCCTCTGAGAAGGGCAACGATCCGCGGTCCTATGCCGAGACGGTGTCCAAGGCGCTTGGCGTCGACCCCAACCAGCCGATTGACCTCAGCAATGCGGACGCTCGCCGCGCCATCGCGACGGCCATGTCTCGGGTTGAAAGCCCCGGCGCGGTTTCTGCCCCCGGCGGTGGCGACCTACCCCCCGCTTCCGCCGCAGCCGGCATCCCGACGCGCCGCCCGCCGTCCAATGAGGTTGCGGACAACAGTGCGCAGCCGCTTGTCCCGCAAGCCGCGCTCCCTCGCGGGTTTACCGATCCGCAGCAGGCGATTGCCGCGATCGATCAAGAAAAGGCGCGTCTGTCAAGCCTAATAAGGCCATACAACAAGGATCAGATTGAGGGCCAGATCAAAGTATTGGATGAGATGCAGGGGCGCATCTACAATTCTATTGCTCCGATGAAGGTTGGCCCATCGGATACCTACGTCGACCCGCGGACGGGAAAGCCGGTTTATCAGGGCGCGTGGGCGTCCGGCGCCGGGATGCTCAGTGGTCCCGCGCTAGATCAGGCTGCGGAATCCTATTATCAAACGGGCAAGCCGCCGCCTAACCTTGGCCGCGGCATTCAAGGCGCTGCCGGGCTCAACGCCGTTATCACGCGCGCCGCTCAATTGCATCCCGACGACCCGGTTGAGAACTGGCCAGAACGTCAGGCGCAATTCAAGACTGAGAAGGGCTTCACTGGCCAAGTCGCCGATCTGTCTGAGGCGATCAAGAAAGGCGATCAGCCGCCAGTGCTTACGGGCCTCTATGGTTTGTCCGGGCCGATTCGGCAGAGGCTTGAAAAAGACGGATTTGACCTCGCCAAAGCGCAGCTCGAATGGCAGCGTGCCCAGAAGCAAATCACCTCGCTCAACGGCCCGCAACAGGTCCGCTTCGTCGGCTTGGCGAACAGCGTCGTCAACACAATCGACGAAGTCCGCGACCTCAGCGAAAAGATGAAACTGTCTGGTGTCCCAATCGCCAACCGGGCGGAAATGGCGGCTTATGCGCAGACGCAGGGCAACACGGAAAATGGTCAGTTGACCGCCCGCTATCTCGCTGCAGTCAACACGCTCAAGGAAGAGTTTGCCAACCTTGCTAACGGTGGCTATGCGCCGACCGAAGCCGCGTGGGCGCTCGCTAATGGCCAGATCAACGGCGACTATGGCGTCAAGCAACTTGGTGCGTCGCTCGACGAGGTTCAGCGCCTGATCAACTATCGCCTGAAAGCCATGCCGGGCCTCTCGACAATGGGTCCGGGCGCTCCGAATACCTATCTGCCGCAGCAAGGCGGCGCTAACCCCAACGCCGCGCCGCCACAAACCGGCGCTCCCGCCGGCGCTGCGCCGCAGCCCGACAAAGATGGCTGGGTCACGCTCCCCGGCGGCATTCGCATCCGTGAGGCGCAATAATGCCCGTCTTTGATGTCCAGACGCCGGACGGCCGAAAGTTCCAGGTCGACGCGCCGGACATCCAATCGGCCTCGACGGCGCTGCAACAGCACGTCGGGCAAAAGCAGCAGGCGTCGCCGGGCATGACGACGGGTCTTGGGCGTTCGTTCGCCGAAGGCGTGCCGATCCTTGGCGGCTTGGTCAATAAGGCGGAGGCCGCGACAGAAGCCGCGGCGGCGCCCTATGTCGAGCCGTTCCTAGACACAATCGGCGTCAAACAGCCCGGAGAACGCATTAACGCTCCGACATTTGGCGAACGATACAAGAATGCCTTGAACATTCAAGAGGGGATGGACGAGTCCTTCGCCAAGGCGCATCCCGTCGCCGAGACCGCAGCGGAGATTGCCGGCGGCGTTGCATCGACCGGCGCGCTCGCAACTACGGGCCTCGGGGCCAAGGCGCTCGGCCTATCCGCCAAGACATTGCCCGGCATGATTGCGGCTGGCGGGGCGAGTGGCCTAACCGTTGGCGCTATCGACGAGGCGACAAGGGGCGGCGATCCTGTTACGGGCGCGGCTGTTGGTGGGCTAGCCGGTATTGGTGGTCCCGTCGTCGGCCGGGCCATCGGGACAGTTGCCGAGCCTATCGCAAGAACATGGCGAGGGTTCCGCGATCCGGAAGGCGAAGCGGCAAAACGCGTCGCCGCTGCGGTCAACCGCGATATTCAAAGCGGTAACGCCGGGCTTACGCCATCAGAATTCCACGCGGCGAATGCGGCTGGGACGCCCGTTTCCATTATGGACATGGGCGGGGAAACCACCCGCAGCTTGGCGCGATCTTCGGCCAATACGTCGCCAGAAGGACGTGCGACGCTGACCCACGCCATTGACGCTCGTTTTGAAACGCAGGGGGGGCGGCTTACCGACTGGCTGAATTCATCGCTACACTATCCCGAAGTTAGTTCAATGAAGGACGCTATTGATAACGTCGCCAAGACGGTTAACAGGCCGGCATATGCCAAGGCGTTTGCGCAGGGATCGAAGGGCCTATGGTCGCCTGAATTAGAACGCCTGTCTGGTAGCGACGCCGTTTCTAATGCGATGCAGGGCGCGATCAAAAACGCCAAGGACGAGGCGATCATTTCTGGTTACGGGGCAATGAACCCCCGGATTACATTCACCGAGGATGGCCGTATTCAATTCACCAAAGGACCGACTGGCGTCCCGACCTATCCCGATTTGCAATTCTGGGATTTGACACGCCGGCAATTGAGCGACGCGGCGATGGAAGCCAAGCCCGGATCGTCTAAGGCTCGCCAGCTTAAAAGCTTTGCGACAAGCCTCAATGCGGAGCTTGATAAGTTGGTCCCGAGTTACGCCGACGCACGGGCGGGGGCGGCTAAATTCTTCGGCGCCCAAGATGCGCTTGAAGCCGGGCAAATGGCCGTTACCTCGACCATGAAAAACGACCAGATAGCCGCTGGCCTTGCTAAAATGTCGCCTATGGAGCGCAAGATATTTCAGGACGGGTTCGTCGGTCGGTATGTCCAGAGCGTGCTTGAAAAGTCTGATCGACGGTCTATCCTCAATCAAGTTGCGCGCTCGCCAGCCGCAAGACAGCGCCTTGTTATGGCGCTTGGTCCGCAACGCGCGAATGAACTTGAGGCCATGCTTCGGGTCGAGGGGATTATGGACCTCGCCCGGCCGGCCGTGCAGGGCAACTCAACGACGGCGCGGCAATTGGCCGAGCTTGGCCTGGCCGGCGGCGTCAATCTCTATGAGGGGAAGGGCAGTTTCACAACCGACCCGGAAGCCCTTGCCAAGACGCTGATGATTTACGGCGCCGCACGCGGCAGCCGGACCATCGACGAACGTGTCGCTCAACACGTCGCCAGATTGCTCGCGTCGTCAAACATCAAAGATCTTGATAAGGGCATAAAAATTGTCTCCAAAAATAAAACCTTGATGAACGCTATCCGCAACGTAGACGCTGCCATCGGCGCGGTCGGCGTGCGCGGAACGGCGGCAACATTAGATCACAAAATGAACGATAAGGGCCGCGTGTTTATAACTGACGGCCCCACAGACAACGGCGGACAACGATAATGGCTGGTACTCTGCCTATCTCTGGGATGCAGCGCGTTGACCTCAACGGCCAGCCCATGGCGGGGGCGCTGCTTTACATCTACGCCGTCAGCACGGTCGCTACGCCGCAGGACGCCTTTCAGGACTTCGGCCTGTCGATCAAGCAGCCGTGGCCGATGGCGGCGGATCAATACGGGCAGATTCCATTATTCTACCTAGCTGATGGACAGGTCCACGCCCGCTTGACCGACGCGAACGGCGTCGTGATCTTCGATTACCCGACGATGCAGGTAGTCGGCCCGTCATCTGGCGGTGGCGGGGGTGGCGGCGGTTCATCGGTCGACCCGACGACTGTATTTTCAACAGGAGACAATAAATTTAGAGAAACGTCGGAGACATTATCAGGTTGGGTCAAAAAGAATGGTCAGACCATCGGCAATGCGACCTCTGGGGCGACGCAGCGCGCCAATGCCGATACGCAGAGCCTCTTCGTCTATCTGTGGAACAATTTTAGCAACGCACATTGTGCGGTATCGGGTGGACGCGGCGCCACGGCGTCGGCTGATTTCACTGCTGGAAAAACAATCGCGACGCCAGATTGGCGTGGTCGCGGCCCTATGGGCCTCGACGACATGGGCGCGGCTGCATCTGGTCGTCTGCTCGCGGCGAATGTCACCAGCGGCGGCGGCGACGGGCCGACAACTCCCGGCGCATGGGGTGGTGAAGCAAATCACACGCTGGCCACGACAGAAATACCGTCGCACGATCATACGCTTACACTAGATGACCCAGGCCACTCTCATGGCATGCCGCTCATTAAAAATGGGCCGTTCGCCGGTTCTGGCAACGTGCAATTTACCGATCCAGGCGGCACGTTGAAAACGTATGCAGCCACAACCGGGATTACGGTCTACATGACCAATACAGGCGGAGGTCTATCTCATAATAATATGAGCCCATTTGTACTCGGCACTTGGTATTGCAAGATGTGATGGGAGGCTGACATTTTTCAAAATCCAGTCATCTTTCCCCAAATCACGAATCGCGAGTCGTGGTCGCAATCTGTCCAAGTGTCCGACGACGACACGGGCGACCTGATCAGCCTTCTTGATGACAACGGCAATTCGGCCTATGCGATTGCGCTGGAAATTCGCCGCTCGCATCATGGCGACGCCGGCTATTCGGGACCATCCCCGTATTACGACGACGCGGGATGCGACGCGGTCATTTACGCAAACCTTGCGCAGGGCGCCGCGCCGGTCACGGCGGGATCGTACATCGCCATCGTTGACACCGGCGTGATTGACATCCAAATTCCGAAGTCGATCATGACGACGCTGCATGGCCGCAGTTCGTATGATGTCTACTTGACGATCACAGATACGGCCGGCGACGATGGCAGGCAATTGCTCATCGGGCGACTTCCGGTGTTCAGCGGCGGGAGAGCAACTTAATGACATTGCCCGCATCGATCCGCGTTAATTGTCGCTCACCATTCCCTTCGCGCGTCTCTGCCGGACCGGGCATCGCGGTCGCAAAGGCGAATGGTATTTGGACGGTCGGCCTGAATTATCCCGCCCTTGCCGCCGCAGCGTCTCTTCTCGCAACGCACGAATGGGCCGTCTTTGACACGGTTGCGGGGACGTACAGCCTGATAAGCCCCGCGCTACTCGCCGCCTACGTTCTTTCCGGGAATCGGGTTGCGGTCAACGATGCCGCCTATGCCGCTGCGGTCTCTGACGGTCTGATCGCGTACACAGCGCTGAGCGCGCCACGGATTGTCTCGCTTCCCGCGGCTGGCGGCTACGCGGCCGGAGCGCAGGTCCAAGTTGTCATCGAAAGCGGAACGGGTTCGGCGGTCAACACGGTGACGGTCGCGGCGAACGGAACCGACACAATCAACGGCAACGCAACGGCAGTGATCACCGGGGCCTACGGCCGACTCAAGATTGAGACCGATGGCGTGTCGAAGTGGACAATTCTAGAGCGCGATTTGACTTCACAGATTGCCGCCCTGCCGACAGCCTTGCCCGCCACGGCCGGGGTTATGTGGAACAACGGAGGCATCCCTTGCATTTCCTGACGCGCGCTCGTGCTGCAGTCATTGCCGCAGCCATCTCTGGCCTGGTTGGCGTCGCATGGGCGGCTGGTGTTTTGCCAACTCCCAATTTTGCCGGGCTGCAAATCAACGGCAACACGATGACGTTCCCCGGCGTGGCGGCGACTCTGCTTTATAATGGCTCGACGGCGGGCGGTGATCTGACTGGGACGCTGCCAAGCCCGACTATAGCCGCCAACGCCGTCACGAACTCCAAAGCCGCGCAGATGGCGGCCAACACGTTAAAGGGCAACAACACCAGCGCACCCGCGAACGCACTCGATCTGACCGCGACGCAGGTTGGCGCAATGATCAACGGGGCCTATCATAACGTTGTCGCGCTTGGCGCCGACCCAACTGGATCAGCGGATAGCTCGACGGCTTTTCAAACTGCATTCACAACCGCCTGCGGGTCGGCGCCAGGTGGGGCCGTTGTTATTCCTCCCGGCACCTACAAGCTTGCCTCGCAAATCACATGCACCTTTGGAGCAGACCTCTCCAGCGTGCAGGTCATCGGTGGGGGTAATGACGACACTATCCTTGATTGGACGGCGGCGAATGGGGGTTTGGCGGTCAGTTACAGCACGTATCGACAGGTCTCATTCCATGTTTATGGGCTTGCATTTGCTACGACGCAAAATGGTGGCGGAAATGGCTTAAGTCTCTCGTCAACAGCGTCGGCCGGAACCCAAGGAATTTCGGACATAAATAACGTAACATTCCGAGGGATGGACGGCTACGCATTAAACAACTACTGGACGGTCGGCATTTCGGTCATAAATGTTTCAAATATTAATATAAATAGTGTTATGATCACAGGCGGCGGCGGTTCGTCTGGGTTTGTCGGAGGTTACTGCACAGGAACATGCGGCAATGGTCTAGTTATTGCCGGAGGATCGGGGTCTTTTGCTACCGCTATTAACGTCATCAATTCATATTTCAACTATCTCAGCGAGGGTATTGGTTACGGAGCGGCGACGCAAGGTGTTACAATAACGAACACAAACTTTACGGGTGGAAATTACGGTGTCGCAGTTGGGTCTACTTCAACTAGCGCGTATCAATTAAACATTGGCCAGTCGCAGTTTAATTGCGCTGGATACGGAATTTTAATTCAATCATCTGTTCCGGCCACAATGATTATAGGAAATACTTTTATAGATCCTACAGGATCGACAGGAATTAGCATTACAGCATCAGCGAGAGGTACTATATCCAATAACGAATTTGCGAGTCTAACCGGATCGCCTGCTACCAACAACGGGATAGTGATAGCCGGCTACGTCGCAGATGGCATGGTTGTATCCGATAATGTATTGAGTAATCTTACGACGGGGATATGGCTTACCAGCTCGTCACAGTATGCGAATGTTGTCGACAACATATTAAGTTCCAACACAAATGCTATAGTTAACTCAGGCACAAATAACAGATCAATCAACAATCAAGGATACAACCCTGTTGGAACGACTTCGGCGGCTAGCACGGGGTCGACTGGATCGACCATAACGGCAGGAGCAAGCCCCGAAACGCACTACATCAAGCAATCCGCCAACTTCAACGCCGCTGTAGTGAAAAATTCTCAGGCCATCTGCACCGTGGCGACTGCAACGGTCCCCTGTGTGGTCGAGCTTGGCCCTCATGAAAGCTACGTCGTGAATTGGTCGACAACGCAGCCGACGTACACCAAGGACGTTCACTAAAGGTTCGTCCAACCCGCTCGCCATCGCGGCGATCATGCGTTGCGCCGACGCGATCAAGTCCTAACCCCCACCCAGGAGAATCTATGGCCGATCCCCTCCCGTCGCGGGGCGTTTTCGCGCGCCTCGGAATAGTCGCGCTGATTGCGCTGTTCTTCCTCGCGCCGCGCCTCGCGAGCGCCGATGACATCGCTTGGCATTGTGAACCGATCGCTACGATCGAGAAGGATATTCAAACTGCCGGAGGGTCCGCCTTCACCCGCGTCACCGATCCGCAGTGGCAGTTCGTCCGCGGCCTCTATGTCGCGGCGCCGAATACGCCGTCCGCCCTGCCGCCCGGCGATTACGCGATGATGAGCACCTTCGCCGATGGGACGGCGGCGGTCTCGTTCATAGACGATGGCAAGTCGTGCGCGATAGCCATGCTGACGAAAGAGATCGTCGCCGTGGTGATGGGCGTCGGTCAGGGCGACGTCACGCACGCCAAGACGCCGGGGCAGCCGCTTTGAGGGCGCTCAGAGGTCCACTGGCGGCCATCACCGCGTTGGCGTCCATCTGCCTCGGCCACCATGCCGAAGCCGGCGGACGGTCGGCTGGCGGTCCGTCGCTATACGTCTCAGCGGCCGCTCCATCCTACGGCGTCGCTGGCATGGCGTGGCGCGGCGGGTCTGACCTCGTCGCCGAGGCGGCGCGCTACGTCGGAATGGGAAAATTCACTCGCTTACCGGGTCCTTGGTGCGCTGACGCGGTCTCAGCATGGCTGCGAGGCGCCGGGAAGCCGCCGCTGGCGAATCGCATGGCTTCCGCGGCGCTGTCATATGGCCCGCGCGGTTCCGGCGCGTATGGAGACTTGGCTGTGTTCATGGGTAGGCGTGGCGCGTACCACGTCGGCGTGGTTGTTGCGTCGCTCGGCGACCGGGTCGAGGTTGTCTCGGGCAACTGGGGCCATCGCGTCGGCCGCGCCATCGTGTCGCGCCGGTCGCTGGTCTTCGTCAGGACATGAGCCGTGTCTTGGATGGATTGGGCCCTTCTCGCGATTGCATTGTTCCTTTTTTATGCCGCCACGTTGAGGATGTGACCATGACCGCTTGGTTAGGATTTGATCCGACCCCCTACACTACAGACGAATGGGTCGCACACGTCATGGCGATCGACGTATCCAAGATGTCGTGGAAGCCGCAAGGCGTCATGCTGCACGCGACGGGCATGCCGACGCTTGAAGAGTGGGTCGAACTCGGGCCGGCTCACGACGCGCGGCTGCAAAACCTGCAAGCCTACTATCAAGGCATGGGCTGGCAACACGGCCCGCACGCTTTCGTCTCACGCTCGCATATCAACGGATTCTCGTCTCTGCTCGCGCGCGGGACGCATTGCTCGTGCGTCAACTACACGCATTACGGCATCGAGCAGGCCGGGAATTTCAACACCGGGCACGACGATTATTCGACCGGTGACGGCGCGATGGTGCGCGACTGCGCCGTGATTGCGATTGCGGCGCTCAACAAGAAATTTGGGTTCGATCCGAATGGCCTGATCCCACACAGTTCATGCAAGGCGGACGGCCATTTCCAGTGCCCCGGCAACGAGGTCAGCATCCCCGACGTGATTGCGCGCGTCAAGGCGGTGATGGTGAAGCTATGACCGATGCTCTCACACTCCCCGTCTGGCCGCCGGCCAGCAACGTGTTCTTCAATCGCGCCGCCCAACTCTACAACGCATGGATGATGCTTGTCGGGCTTGTCCCATTCTCGATCGCCATGGTGACGCAGGCTGAATTTGAAGCGGCGTTCAAGTGGAATGCTGTCGGCGATCATGACCAGGCGTTCAACTTCTATCAGTGGCACTGGAATCCGCGCGGCATATCAATTCTTGCTCACACCGGAATCGACGTGCGCAGGGAACAGTCGATCAAGCGCATCGTCGACGCCGCTTGGTGGGAAATGAACACCGTCGAGAAGAAGGCGCGCGACGCGATCACTGCTGCGACGAACGCGCATGACGCCTCGGTTGCCGCGTGCAAGCTGTTTGAGGGCGCAGGCGCTGAAAATGCGGCTGAAAGACGTGGGCTCGGCGCTAATCGATGGGCCGAGTGGTTCACGGCTAACGCAGCCTTCATCGCAGCGAACCCCGCGCAATGATCACAGACATCTTCGGCGAGCTTCTCGTTGACGCAATCGTCATCTGGGCGATCGTCCTGCTAGTGAGGGGGTGACGCAATGATCGCGAACTCGGTTTGGCTTGTCGTACTAGCCTTTATCGTGATGGGGACGGCGTTCCTGTTTCATACCAACGTCACCGCAGGATGGTTCGTCGTTTTCATTCTTAGCGCATTGATGAGTTCCATCGTGTTCACCCTCAACGCCAACACGCCGATACAGCTCGGCCCGATCCCATTCTTCGGGTTTGCAATTCTTACTATCGTCGCGTTCACCGTTGTGATTGCGAGGCTGGCGACATGAATTCCGGCGATGTCGTCTCCATGTACGTTACCGCGGCGGCGTTCATCGGCGCAATCTTCCTCGCTGGCGCGCTCGTCGGCGCCGCGGTCGTCTATTTCTTCAAGTAACCCGCGCCCGGCGGTCTCCGAGCAAAGCAAGGAGAATTGCCATGGGCCTAATTCTTTTGATCGTCGTCGTCCTGATTCTGTTCGGCGGGATTGGCGGTAGCATCGCCCCATGGGGCTACGGCTACGGCTACGGACACGGTGGCATTGGCGTCGTCGGATTGGTCCTGATCATCCTTGTCGTGCTGTTGCTGTTGGGCCACTTCTAGGTTACGAACCCCGCGCGGAGACGCCCCAGCCGGCCGCGCGGTTCCCTCCCGGCTGGGGAATGTCTGAGGGAAAACGAAAATGAACATGCCTACCCAATCTCAATTCGCCGCCGCAGGGCGGCATGCTCTGACCTTCAGCATGGGGGCGACGGCTGCTGTCGCCGCTCTGCATGTCATCAGCGGCGATCAGGCGTCTACGATCACAACCTCCGTCACGCAAATTGGCAATGGCGTAGCGCAGATCGCCACTGGACTAGCGCCGCTGATTGCGCTCGCGACAGGGGCCTATGCTGCGTGGACGGCGAGCCGGAAGTCGCAGATTGCCGCCGTCAACGATGACAAGACCAACGGCGTCAAGGTCGTCGCCGAAACGTCGCCGTCTCCGCAAATCAACGCCCCGATCGTCCCCCCGGCGGCAAAATAATGTCACAGTGGCTAAGCATCCCGCTCATGGTGATTGGGGTTCTTGCGTTGCTGTATTTGGTCTTTCTCATCGTGGCGTGGGGTGTCCCATATTCAATTTGGCTCAAACTAACAGGAAAACGTCCATGAAACTCAAACTCGCATCGCTCGCCTTCGTCGCGGCGCTCAGCCTCTCCGCTTGTGACCTTGCTACCGTAACGGGCGCAATCACCGGCGCGACGGTCACGCCGCAGGTCGCTCAGGTCATGGTCGACTCGTACAACACGGCCGAGGGCCT